CATCAGGTAGTCAGACCGCTTGGCACCTACTTCGCCTCTGTGCGGGACGTACGCGTACTCTGCGGGGGCATACTCGGCCATGATAGCCTTGAGGAGCTTGAACTCCTGCTTCATAGCATAGTGTACACGTGCTTGGACCGCGGCCATAGGTTTAAGCGTGCGCTCCAACAGAGCCAACGTCGTGCCCACAGGAGCGTTAGCGGACATGTCAGAGATGTCCATATCGCTAATCGCACCCAATCTGCGACCTTCAGACGTAATTTGGTTCAACAGGGCGAGAAGGGTTTGGCTAGGTTCTTTGTAGGGAAGGGGCATGATGTTGTCACGGATAGACCCCGATGGTACATCTACGTCCTTAAACTCGCCCGGATTGATCGGTGAATCGTCCCCCTTGATACGTAGTCCACGGGACTTTAACCCTCCCGGGAGGTTGGAGAGCGTACCAGCATCAACGAGCTGACGTATCAAGGAAGTCCCAGCACGGGCATATCCACCGATAATGTGGATCAATCCGAGTCCATAGAACCCAAACCCCGGCACATAAACATAGTGGACGAAGTGCTGACGTTTGAGTGTGAGAGGATCACCCTCCTCGTAGTTTCTACGGATCGCCAGCACTTCGCCACTTCCACGCTCAATCGTAACAACATACGGGCGGGCAATCCCGTCGTCGTCATCAACACCCTCAATCAAGAGGTCAGCGTGTATTTCATAGATAGCGTACCGCTCATCGTTCGTTAGAGAATACCCACCATCTTCGGCTTTTTTCTCTTCAATATCAGTATGGTACGGCTCTGGTTCACCAAGGTCGATGTCTCGATAGAATCCGGCAGCTTGGAGCTTCTTCAATTCGTTCTTTGTCTTGCGCATGACGTGCGTTACACGCTCTGCGGCCTCGATATTTGACGCGCCATAGGGCACAATCACGTCTTCTGCGGAGATATAAATAGACGCCTGACGCCCTAAATTAGGGTCAAAATACACCTTTTTGAACGCCGATCCAGCCAAACCAAGGCTATACAACATCCGCTCGTGTTCTGGACGATACTCAATCATATTCTCAGTGAGTTCGTAGTTCATGTCGGACCTAACACGGGCCGCGGCTTCCTCTTTTTCCTTGGTTTCTTCGCCAAGAATCTTCGTCTTCACTGGTCCTGCAGCGGGGAACGTCTCAGTCATTGCCTCTGCTTGGAACCGAATAGCTGCTTCTGCTAGGATTGTAGAGTTAACTCCACACGCGCCTTCCCATGGGTCCATACGCTCTTCGTACTTGAAACCCAGCACGTCCAGACCTGTAACAAACGTATCCGCCCAGTCTTTACGACCTTCGATGTCGGTCTCAACTTGACCCACAAGATCACTAGACAACTCATTTAAGTGTGATTCATCAAGGACTTCGGCCAAGTTCATACCAAACTCGGTAAAATCCATCTCGTCACCGGGGATAATGGTGATCTCCATGCTACCGTCGTCTAGTGTAACCGACTCGGGATCAACGATCTCGATCTCTAGTTCAGAAACATCCATTTCTTCCACGCCGTCCAAACCACCTTCGAGATCATCCTCGAAACCTTGTGGTGCTGCGTATAGTCCTTTTTCAATAGCCATAGCTAAATCCCCTAATAATACCCGCCTCGACGTTGTTTAAAGAACCGCTGTTCTTCAGGTTCATCGGTAGGCAAACGAATAAACCCTCCCTGCCGAAAGCGCATAAGGGCCATCACCGTAGAGTCTACGAGGTCATCATTACTCATAAAGGGAAATCCTGCAATCTCTTCGACAACTTCTTCAGCCCACCGTGTCTGCGGCACCCACACAATTTCGGACGCAATTATGTCCGCTACGGAGTTGAGACGTGCCGTTTTGTCTCCCGACCCCCTGTGAGGGGTATACTCCGATACTGGCAAGCCCATACGCCGCATCTCTTGATACAGGGCTACACCAGAGCTTTTCTTCTCCACAATGAACGAATCTGGTTCCCAGTCTTGGTACTCTTCCATTGCAAGCTGTTTAAGCTCTGGGAACTCCATACGCTGTTTGATGCTATTTAACAATATAATATTGTACGCGTTGGTCTCATCGTTCAAGAATACACCCCATGTGGTAAGGGCTGTATAGTCTGCACGGTTATGTCTCTCGGCTGCGGCGTCAAGCGACATGATAATATACTCGCAGGACGGAGGCTGCTCGTGCATCCACGTTTGCCACCACTCTCGTTTTACGATGGCGGCTTCTTCTGCAGTGGGTTTTTGCTGGTACTGCGCGTTCCACTGGAACGTAGGCATTGACGCTTTGGTGCGCAGTAAAGCCTCTAAATCAAAGAACTCAGGCCACAGAGGCTTCTGAACTTCTTTCTTTGTCTTCTTGTTAAGAACTTCTAGTATGGCGGGGAACTCAACCACCTCATACTGGTCTGAGCGTTCGTTCTGTGTCATGTCACGCACAACACGGCCTGTCAGGTCATCCATGTGCCACCGTGTCTGTATGATCGCTACACGGCCTCCCGGCATCAAACGGGTACGAGCACCGAAGGTGAACCACTCATATGCCTTCTCAAAGACCTCAAAGTTGCCGTTGATAACATCTTGTTCTGAGTGTGGATCATCCACAAGTAACAAGTCAGCACCACGGCCTGCAAGTGCAGAGCCAATACCGCACGCATAGTATTCTCCCCCTACATTAGTGTTCCACCGTCCTGCTGACTTACTATCAGACGCAAGCTGCACGGTAGGAAATATCGAACGATACTGATCTGTAGCAATCAAGTTACGTACTTTACGACCAAAATCTACAGCAAGATCAGTAGTATGCGAGACCATCATAACTTTTTTGTCTGGATTTCGCCCTAAAAACCACGCTGGGTAGAAGATAGAAACGAGCTGTGACTTGCCATGACGTGGTGGAATATTCACGCAAACACGGTCTTTATCACCTTTTTCAATACCCATCAGCATGTTTGCCAGTATGCGGTGGTGCTTACCTACGATAAAGTCCGGCATCATCAATTTGCAGAACTCAATAAGGTCGTCATACGCACGTTTATTAGTGCTTCTCGTGTGTAACTCGTCAACCATACGGTCAATTTCAGCTACTTCTTCAACGCTGAACGCGTCGAGGTTTGCCAACATGACCTCAATATCGGCCTCGTTGAAATCTAGCCCCTCAGTCATCGTCAAACCCAAACTCTTCGTCAGTATCTAGGTCTTCATGGGGTATAATAACAGCATCTTCTACGGGTGGAGGTGGGTTTACCAGCTTTGCGAGCTTGCCACGCAGCTTTTCTTTGATGTCATCGGTGGTTTGGTGCGTAATCGTCACCTCAGACTTCTCTGTGAACAAGCCTACGTCTGAAATCTTACCCAGAAGCTCAAGCGCACGCATACGCACGCGAGGATCAGGGTTTTCTGACTCAATTACGAGCTTATTAGTCACCAGATTACGCAGTTGCTTGGAAGATTCGACCACAGAATGGTTAAATTCGGCGATGATGTCGTTTGTTAGGCGCACAGATGCGGGTGTTAGAGCTGCGGCGCGCTTGTTGGTAACTTTTTGGGACGTTTTATCTGGTGCACTGGCATACGCAGTGGCCAAAGTAGAGGCAACTTCCTTATCTACCTCATCTGGCTCAAGATTTACGCCGTGTTCCTCTAACTTATCCACGGTTTTACCCAACGCAGCGGCGCGTTCTGGTAGAGGTATGCTCTTAACCTCGTCTTCTAGGGGCACCCCTAGTTCAGGAATGGCATTCATTGTCATAGTACATCGCAGGTTGGTAACCGATAACGGAATAATAGGGTACAAAAAATTTTTTGACAAGGGTTTTCAAAATGGGGTGGGGGGTTTTCAAAAAATAGCAATTCATTCGTGTATATTAGTATATATACAGATGTGCGGAGTCCCACATAGCAGCGCGGGGGGTGGCCCCCCTGTACCCCTTCGGGTATGCCCTTTTTCGGGCAGATGCCCGAATGTTGCCAAGTGACATCCCGTGACATCCCGTGACATCCCGTGTTATTTAATGACATTCGGTGGCATTTAATGCTGGACAGCTCCGGCGATGCCATGCTATAAGAGGTTATCGGAAGGCCACAACGGATAGCCGATTTATATGGAGACTAAAATGTCAAATCTTAAAGCTCAAATCATCGCCGAAGCCAAAGCCCTCAAAGTTGAAGGCATCACATCCATCCAAGCGGGATCGTTTGGCGTATCGCATAACGCGGGGGAAACAGCGACAGCCTGCTACGCATACGCGTACAAAGAGGGCACACGTCCGACAGATTTAGAGCGGCCTAAAAACAAAATATCAACAGCCACCGAAGCATCCTATGCGGGATGGCAGGCGGTCGCGCGGGCCAAAGTGTGGTCGGCACAGGACGCAGCTTTCATGGAATTGCCAGCGCCAGCGCGTGACGACAAAACGGCCAAGGCCGAAGCTGCGCGGGATCGCCGCAAAGCCCTGTCGGACAAAGTGTCTAACGCGCTCAAAACATATCGCCGCGGATTGGTTACGCAGGACAAACTGGCAAATCCAGACGCGTACAAAACTGACAGCACCGCGAAAGGGCCGAAGGCCGCAACGGAAATTCTGGCGCAGCATATCACAAACGCAATCAAAACATTGCAGGGGGATAAAGTGTTTCCAGATAATTTTGAGCAAGACGTGGCGGTCGCGCAGCTCTTAGCGTTCCAACGGGCTCACAAATTGGATAACTAATCCATCCCATAACAAGTAATCGGGCGGCCTTCGGGTCGCCCTTTTTTGTGCCCAGTGTTTCGGGCAGCTGCCCGAATGTTGTTGCGTTTCACCATCGCTGCGCATATAGTGGCAACACATTGCATACCATTGCACTACTAGGCCCGCTTCGGCGGGCTTTTTTTTATTCGGGCATTTGTCCGAAATTCGTGATACCAGTTACCAGAGTAGCTCTACGCGTCACGCGTATACGCATGGAACATCATGTACCACTCGGGTTTGCGTATGACACGTTAGCATACCGCAATTCGGGCAACTGCCCGATAGTTGTGATACCAGTTACCAGAGTAGCTCTACGCCCCTAAGTATCTGAAAACAAAGCAATGTATCATTTGTACCGCGCTTGTACCGTTGCAAATGGGGTCTAAGTCTATGATTTTAAAGCAATGTAGCGTTTGTACCACTTTTTTAAGTATATATATATTCTTTTTATTGAAGGGTAAGAGAGAGGGTCTTTCCCCTAAAAACCCTTTCAAGAATCTTGACATATCATTATGGTACAAACGTGATTTTGCTACATCCCTTTAATATCAGTAGCTTACAGACACACGTGGTGGTACATGATGGTACATACAACTTCTACACACCATAACACACACCTACGCATTTCTTGACACGATACGATATATGTGGTATTATGTTATATGGTTCAGATGATCTGAGCTGTGTATTTTAACTTTCGGGCATCTGCCCGATTAACTGGAGAATGACAATGCAACAGACAGTAACAGTACGAGGGTTCGCTTGGAACTCGACAACTCGCACTCATTCAGACGTGGTGACATACGAAGCAGCAGACCGCCGTGAAGCGCAAGCGTGGATCGAGCGTATGTCTTCGCGCCTACAAGATTGCGCCATCGTACGGAACAACGACCAGTACATCCTTTCCTCGCTCCTGCAATTCGGGGCGTTGCCCGAAAGTCTAATTGAAGAGGTGACACCATGAAAAAGGTTTTGTGTCGCTCATGTGGAGAGACGTACGATTACCGCCGCCGTGAACTTGGTTATAACTTTTGTATGGACTGTGGCGACTTCAAGGCTGTGGAGCAACGTGCAAGCTGGTGCGTAGTGCCGCTCCCCAAGCAAGGCTACACCCGCGTAACCAACAAAGCTGACCTACTCAGCCTAAACCAGAAGGGGCGGTGATATGGACTTGCCCGAAGAAAAGTTCTGGGTTGTACGCAAGTGGTTCTACGACCCTGCCGATATGGACATGGACAAGCACTACTACAGTTTGGGTAGTGCGTTGGAAGCCTTAGACGAAACGAACATGGACGGATACGATAAAGGTAAAACAGGTTCGGTGTACGAAGTTACAGCCACCTACACCCTCCGTGATGTGACTGACCAAACCATTTAGGGAAATCCCTAAACCAAACAGGAGAAAGACAATGGTCGACGATGCTATTACGGAAGCTCTAAATGCCGCGTACCTCGCAGGGTTCAACGCCTCATGCGAGGGGCACAACGGTGAGTATCCATTTGACGACAAAGGTATCAACCCCGCAGACGACCCTG